CAGCTATATATGTTGTAGGTAAATGGCTTATGACTTACGAACCCGCAGCTACTGATGTATTTACCAATGTTCCTTTTATTCCTGGTGAAGGTGTACGAGTTGAAACAGGCGTGTATGCTGAAATGGCTAACATGGATTCAGTACAAATATTCTATGGCTAGTAAGAAAAAAGGTCCTAGCCTAGCAATCGGACGTGGTGAGAAACTTCCTGTATCAAAAGGTGCAGGTCTTACTGCTAAAGGTCGTGCTAAATATAATGCAGCCACTGGGTCAAACCTCAAGGCTCCTCAACCACAAGGTGGACCTCGTAAGAAGTCGTTTTGTGCTAGGATGTCTGGGATGCCCGGTCCTATGAAAGATGAAAAAGGTAGACCTACTAGGAAAGCCGCATCGTTAAAAAGGTGGAATTGTAAATGAGTGCAGAACGCGAAGTAATAGAACACGGCGTTGAAATTAAACATATTCAAGCGGATGTGGATATACTTATGGAAGATATGTCAGAACTTAAAAAAAGACTTGATGCCATTGAAAAATCACTAGATGAAATTAAAGGTGGCTGGAAAGTTTTAATTGGTATTGCAGGTTTAGCATCATTTGTTACAACCTGGGTTATAAATCATTGGTTTAAATAAATCATGTTAAATAAAATTTTAAATATTTTTAATAAAGAAAAAATTATGAATGACATAAAAGTAGATCAAGAAGTTATTATTGAAGAAACACCAGTACAAGAAATTAAAGAAGAAGTTAAAAAAGAAAAACCTAAAAAAGAAGAAGTAAAAAAAGAGGTAGAGGAAATTAAATATCCTAAACCTAGGCACTTTCCTGATTGCACTTGTTTTAAATGTTATAAATGGAAAAATCAAAGTGCCAAGTAAATCTAAAGCACAACGTAATCTAATGGCAGCTGCAGCTCACAACCCTGCGTTTGCTAAAAAGGTCGGCATCCCTATGGATGTTGCAAAAGAGTTTAACCAAGCAGACAAAGGTCGTAAATTTAAAGGAGGCGGTATGATGGATAAGAAAGACTTAATGCAAGACAAAATGCTTATTAAAAAAGCAATGAAACAACATGATGCACAAGAACATAAAGGTGGTAAAGGTACTAAGTTAGCACTTAAAAAAGGCGGCATGACTAAAGGCTGTGGTTACGCTTCTGGTGGCAAAGTTTCTCAACTAGCTAAAGCTAATGGCATTGCTGTTAAAGGCAAATCAAAAGGTACCATGGTTGCTATGCGCAGTGGCGGTAAAACTAAATCTAAGATGTGCTAGGAGAATAACATGGCATTAAAAGACATTACATCACAACAAGACTTAGTAGCTGAACGAGATAGAAATCAAGCAAAAATTAAACAAGATAGAGAAGATGCTAGAGCTGCTCAACAAGAAGAACTAAGAAAAGCTAACTATCTAAAAGAAAGACGTGTAGGTAATAATCTTGCATATCAACAATTTAAAAAATATGGTACTGAAGGAATTGATACTGGTGAAAATCTAGATCCTATAGATAAATATGTATTTGGCCAAACAAAAGATGACCCTAGATATCAAGCTGCTAGAGAAATGAAAAGTGCTTTAGAAAATGAAAGAGCAAAAGCTAATGTTTCTGATGCACTAGATGCGCAAAGAAAAGCTATGTATGACTCAGCTAGAAAACAAGATATGGGTTTACCAGCAGGGGCACAAACATATAAAAAAGGTGGTAAAGTTAAAGCTAAAAAAATGGCTTCAGGCGGTAAAGTTTCATCAGCTTCTAAACGTGCAGATGGTATTGCTACTAAAGGTAAAACAAGAGGAAGAATTGTATAATCATGGCCAAGAAAACTAAAAAATACGCTGATGGTGGAGATGTTTATGAAGGTACTGATCTTGCTCGTTCTATGGGGGTTAGAGGCGTACCTGAACCTGGTTTAGAAGAACTACATCCTGAACAATATATGGGCGGTGTTGGTTCTATTAGAGGCGTAGGTGGTAGTGCAGCTAAAGCAGTAGAAGAATCTATGATTAGAAAAGCTCAAGAAAAAGCATTTAATAGAGCTAATAGATTTGCAACCGGAAAAATTAGACAGTATTCCCCAGAAGAAAAAAATGCTTTAGCACAGCAATTAAATGCAAACGTAGCAAAGCTTAATCCTGCTAATGTAACTGATACTGGATTACCTAGTAGTGTAGGACAAAGATTATCTACTCAAGCAAGACAGCCATTAACAGGTGATATAGGAGGATCAGGCGGATTAAGTGATATTGGTGTTGGACCAGATTATAAAAAGGGCGGTAAAGTTAAAGCTAAGAAAATGGCTTCAGGCGGTAAAGTATCGCAACTAGCTAAAGCTAATGGCATCGCTGTTAGAGGCAAATCAAGAGGAAGGATTGTATAATGGCTAAAAATTATGATAATGAATTAAAAGACCTTTATGAAACAGGCATTACCGACAAACAAATAGATGATGCTAAACAAAAACAAATAAGTCCGATGCCAGTTAAATCAAGCGGACCAACCCCTGAACCTACTTTTAAATCAGACGTTGATAATATAGTATCAGGAGTTAAAAAAGTTGATAGAAAAATAAATGACACTTTAGACCCAGTAAGAAAGGTTATGGTAAAAGCCGCAGGAAAAGAAGAGCCAGGAGTTTTAAGTAAATATAGTGGCTTAACTAAATTTGTATCTGAAGGCAAGAAAAAAGGCGGCGCTATCAAAGCTAAATGTATGGCTTCAGGCGGCAAAGTATCACAACTAGCTAAAGCTAATGGTTGCGCAGTTAGAGGCAAATCAAGAGGAAGGATTATTTAATCATGGCAGAAAAATGGATTCAAAAAGCAATATCAAAACCAGGCGCATTAAAGTCTTCCCTTGGTGTTAAAAAAGGTGAAAAGATTCCAGCAGGCAAACTAGCTAAAGCTGCAAAGAAACCAGGCGTTATGGGTAAAAGAGCTCGCTTAGCTGAAACATTAAAAGGATTAAAAAAATAATGAGACCTTCACGTGGTATGGGCGCTATAAAGAAAACTAAAATACCTAGCGCTACTCAGAATACTATGCCTAAAGGCGTAGTTAAAAAACGCCGTGATAACACAGACTTTACTCAGTTTAAAGAAGGTGGCCCAGTAGGACTTTATGCAAACATGAATGCTAGAAAGAAAAAAGGTATTTCACGTAGTAAATCAAAGTCTACAATAGAACCAAAAGCATATGCAAATATGAAAGCAGGATTTCCTAAAGGGAAAAAATAATGGATAAAGCATTATTAATATTAAGTTTATTTAGTTTAAGCATACATTCTGCAGAGCTACCAAATGCTAAGTTAACACCAGGCGTTGCAAGATCAGTAACTTTGACAGAACTATGTACGACAAGTACAAGCTTAGTTAGAGACGTACCAGAGGCTTTAAAAAAAGACATATATCATAACTACGGACTTAATGGTAATGATCGAAGTATATGCAAAGAAGGCTATGAAATAGATCACTTAATTAGTCTAGAGTTGGGTGGTGCAAATGATGCTAAGAACTTATGGCCACAAAATTATTGTGGTAAAAACAATGCGCACGATAAAGACAAATTAGAAAATGAGCTTCATCGTAGAATATGCACTGGTAAAATAAATATTATAGATGCCCAAATGTGTATTAAAAATGATTGGGTTATGTGTTCTATAAAAACATTTAATAAATAGGAAAATAATGGTAGATAAAACCACAGGACAGACAACGTTTAACTTAGATTTAAATAACATCGTTGAAGATGCGTTTGAGCGTTGTGGCCAAGAGTTACGTACTGGATACGATTTAAAGACTGCAAGACGTAGTTTAAATATATTAACTATTGAATGGGCTAATCGTGGTATTAACTTATGGACTGTAGAACCTGGCCAAATCACGATGAATCAAAATCAAATTATGTATGCATTACCTGTAGATACGATTGATTTGTTAGACATGGTAACACGTACGCAAACAGGACAAAATCAGCAAGATATTAATATTAACCGTATCAGTGAGTCAACCTATATTACAATACCTAATAAAAATGCTACAGGTCGTCCTATCCAAGTTTGGATTAATAGACAGAGCGGCCAAGAAAACCCTACTAATATTTTATTAGCCCAAACTTTAACTGCTACCGCGTCAACTGCAGCTAACCCACAAACTATTACTTTAAGTTCAACTGTTGGTTTAGCTCAATTTGGTTTTATTAAGATTGGTGAAGAAACAATTCAATATGGTGGTATAAGTGATAACACCATTACAGGATGTATCAGAGCTGTTAATAATACAGCATTAGCTCCACACGCTATTAGTGACAAGATTTATGTTCAGAACTTACCTACAATTAATGTATGGCCAGCTCCAGAACAAAGTGATTGGTACCAATTTGTGTATTATAGATTAAGACGAATTCAAGATGCAGGTACTGGGATTACTGTAGAAGATATTCCATTTAGATTTATTCCTGCTATGGTTGCAGGGTTAGCTTCTTATTTAAGTATTAAATTACCTAATGTAGATCCTATGAGAATTCAGATGTTAAAACAAGATTATGAACAATCGTTTCAATTAGCAGCAGACGAGGACAGAGAAAAAGCAAGTGTAAGGTTCGTACCTCGTGAAATGTTTTACCACGGTTAATTAAATGCCTAGTAAATACGCTAGTGCCAAGAATTCCATATCCCAGTGTGATCGCTGTGGATTTAGGTTTAAGTTAAAGCAACTTAAAAGATTGGTTATTAAGACTAAAACTGTTAATATATTGGTATGTCCAGAGTGCTGGGAACCGGATCAGCCACAGTTAAGCTTAGGCCTATACCCAGTTAATGATCCACAAGCAGTACGTAATCCACGTCCTGACTTAGGTTATTACCAATCAGGTTTAAATGGGCTACAAACTATAATACAAACTGGGCCATTACAATCTGAAACAGGCGTACCTTTAATGGGTAGTAGAGTTATTCAGTGGGGCTGGGCTCCTGTAGGTGGAGCTAGATTATTTGACGCAGCTTTAACACCGAATTATTTGGTCGCAACAGGTATAGTATCAAGCGTAACAGTATCAACAACATAAGGAGAAGTATATGGGATTCAGATCAGCAGCAGACGGTATTACTAAACAAGGTAAAACTAAAGGTCGTAACTTAGGTGACGACGGCGCTAAAGTAGCTATTCAAACAGGACCAAAAGAATCAGGTAGCAAAGGTGGTAAAACTAATGCTGACATGAAAACTATGGGTCGTGGTATGGCTAAAGTTGCAGCACAAAAAAAGGGGTAATAACATGGCTAAAAATGACTTTCCAACACCAACACCAGCAGAATCATATCCGCTAGGTCACGCTACAGAAAACAAAGATGCTAGTACGCTTACTGGGTTTAAATATCCATCAGGCGGCGGCAATGATATTGGTATCTATAAACAACCAATGCCTAGTCCTAACAGCTTAGATATTGCGTTTTCTCAAGATCCTAACAAATTAAAGGCTCAAGAACTTAATGCTGATACAGGTAGACAACGTGTAAGCGCAGGAGATCCTGGTTCTAAAGTTAAAAATAGACATGGTGAAAAAACTATGCGAGGTTATGGTGCAGCTACTAAAGGTATTAAAACAAGAGGTCCGATGGCGTAATGAATTACACGCAGTTAGTTAACGATATACAAAGTTATGTAGAAGATACGTTTCAAACAGCGGATATAAATACGTTTATAACCCAAGCAGAACAACGTATCTATAACTCTGTACAACTTCCTGCACTACGTAAAAACGTAACAGGCTCATTAACTGCAGGTAATAAATATTTAGCGATACCAACTAATTGGTTGTCTACGTTTAGCTTAGCAGTAATTAATGCAAATAATGAATACTTATATCTCTTAAACAAAGATGTGAACTTTATTAGGCAATCGTTTCCAGATACGGATTCTGATTTTTATGGTGAACCTCAATACTATGCAGTGTTTGATAATGCTGCGTTTATAGTAGGCCCAACGCCAGATGCTAGTTATGATGTTGAACTACATTATTTTTATTATCCTGAGTCTATTACAACGGCGGTATCAGGTACATCTTGGTTAGGTGATAACTTTAGCTCTGTTCTTTTATATGGCTCATTATTAGAAGCATATACTTATATGAAGGGCGAAGCAGATATTATAGCTCAATACCAAAAACGCTATGACGAAGCTATGCAGTTATTAATTCAACTTGGTGATGGTAAGAATAGACAAGATGCTTATCGTTCAGGACAAGTTAGAATACCGGTTAGAACATAATTATGGCATTAGGACAATCATTAACTACTACATTTAAGTATAACTTATTAAGAGGACTAGAGAATTTTGATACTGGGTCCATATATGCTTATAAAATAGCTTTATATAATGCAACCGCACCGTTAGATAGTTCTACGACTGCGTACACGACATCAAACGAGATTACAGGCACAGGATATATAGCCGGTGGGAAAGTACTTACACCTACAGGGTTAAATTTTGAGGTTAGTAATAATACAGCCTATGTTTCATTTCTTAATGTGACATGGAGTCCTGCAAGCTTTACCGCAGCTGGCGCTTTAATATATAATAGTGTTACAAATGCATCAGTTTGTGTACTAAATTTTGGTGGGGAAAAATCATCTACCTCAACGTTTACAATAGAGTTTCCAGCAGCTACATCCACAACTGCTGTAATAAGAATTAATTAAGGAGAAATCATGCATAAAGAACAACAAGGTTTTGGCGATTCAGCTATAGCCACATTAAATACAAATGCTATTTCTGCAGAAGATATGGGTGTGCATGGTCACTACCACGTAGTTTGTAGAGATAAAGCAGGTAACTTAAAATGGGAAGAACAGTTTCCTAACTTAGTCGTTGCAGTTGGTAAACAACTCATGTTAGACACATTACTAAGAACTTCAGGTACATATACTACAGTAGGGCCTTTCTTAGGACTCACTAATGCTACTTTAACACCTGCAGCTACAGATACTATGACAACTTTAGTAGGTGGCGGTAAAGAGTTTATTAACTATACAGTAGGCGGTTCAGCAGTTCGAGGTACAGCCGTGTTTGCAGCAGCTACTTCAACAGGTACAACACCGACTAACGTTACAACATCGGCAGCAGCAGCTATTACTTACACTATTACAGGTGCAGGTGGTACAGTTTATGGTTGTTTCTTAGTCACAGGTACAGGTGCTGTAAGTACACAAAGTTCTACAGCAGGTACATTATATAGTGAAGGTAACTTTGCAACTGCTAAAGTAACAACAGCAGGCGATACAGTTTCAGTTACATACTCTACAACTGCAACAAGCTAAGGAGTCCTAAATGGCTCTTGCGTTAAATGATCGCGTACAGCAAACGGGTACGGCTAACACCACAGTTAGTTTTACCCTAACTGGATCCGTTGCGGGGTTTCAATCCTTTGCCGTTATTGGTAACGGAAATACAACCTATTATGCTGCAACAGACGCGGGGGGTAATTGGGAAGTAGGTATTGGCACTTATGCAACTTCTGGTCCTACATTAACGCGTACAACAATCTTAGCTTCAAGTAATTCAGGCAGCGCTGTTACTTTCTCTGGCTCTGTCAATGTCTTTGTTACATACCCTGCAGAAAAATCAATTAATTACGACGCCAACGGTGTTGCTACTATTGGTTCTACATTAAGTTATTCTGATACCGGTATTATTAGTTCTTTTGCTTCTACTACTGCTGGATATAATCAGGTCATTCTTCAGAATAAAAGCAATGCTACAAATGCATCAGCTAATCTAAACGTATCAAATGATGTCTCTACATCAAGTTCTGGTTATGCTGAATTAGGCATTAACTCATCTACGTTTACTGGTTCTGGTTCATTTAATCTTCCAAGTGCTTCATATTTAGCTTCCGCTTCTACAGACTTAACTGTTGGTACATATGGTGCATATAACGTTCACTTTGTAACTAATAGTAATACCACTGACTCCATGACTATATTTAGTTCTGGCGGTGTATCACTAGGTGGACAACCTGATCCAGGTCTTGGAACGTTATATGCTAATAACGTATATCTAGGTTTTACTACGATCACTGCGGCTGCAGGTACAACAGTATTAACTAATTCTTCTTCTGGTTGGCAACAAGTTGTAGGTACAACAACTCAAACTATTCAACTACCTAATGCTACAACGTTATACAAAGGTCTAGCTTATACCATAGCTAACAACTCAACAGGTGCAGTCACTATCAAAGATAATGCATCAACAACGCTTGATACAACTGTTACTGGCGGTTCATCTATTTTAGTATTAACTAATAACTCTACTTCTGCAGGTACATGGGTTGCTTATAGTTATATACCATCGAGTTACGACTTTAGTACGACAACTGCTAATTTTGGTGGCGCTACGATTACTAACTCTTTATGGAACGGTACAACGATTGCTACTGGATATGGTGGCACAGGATTAACTTCTTTTGGTGCAGCAAACAATGCTATCTATTCAACATCAAGTTCAGCTTTAGCTGCAGGTACTCTACCTATTGCAGCGGGCGGTACAGCGGCTACAACGTTTACAGCTAACGGCGTTATATATGGTAACGGTACATCTGCATTAGGTGTAACAGGCGCTGGTACTACAGGACAAGTTCTTTTAGCTAATACAAGTGGTGCTCCAACATGGGGTTCAGTACCTTCTACAGGCGCGGTAACTACATTCCAAACATCATTAAGCGGACTTACACCAAGTTCAGCAACATCAGGTGCTGTAACATTAGCAGGAACACTAGGCACTTCTAGCGGCGGTACAAATTTAACAAGCTTTACATCAGGCGGAGCTTTATATGCAACATCAACAAGTGTTTTAACTACAGGCACACTTCCAGCAACTTCTGGGGGTACAGGCACAGCTACAACTGCTGTAGGTGATTTATTACAAGGTGCTGCAACAAATACATGGTCTAAACTAGCTGCCGTTGCTACTGGTAATGCACTTATTTCAGGCGGTGTTACAACTGCGTCATCATGGGGTAAGATTGGTTTAACTACGCATGTATCAGGCACACTACCTATTGCTAATGGCGGTACTAACTTAACAGCCTATACAACAGGCGATATTATTTATGCATCAGCTACAAACACATTATCTACATTAGGTATCGGGTCAACCAATCAAGTATTAACTGTTGCTGGTGGCATTCCTACATGGGCAGCTACACAAAGTACGATGGTCTATCCAGGTACAGGGATTCCTAATTCAACAGGTTCAGCTTGGGGTACATCTTATTCAACAACAGGTTCAGGCACAGTCGTAGCTTTAGCTACAAGTCCTACATTCGTAACATCTATTACGGCTCCACTACATTTAGGAGGCACAACTGCTTCATCAACACTTACACTACAATCAACATCAGGTGTAGGTACAACGGATTCTATAGCTTTAAAAGTAGGTAACAATGGCGCTACAACAGGTTTAAGTATCTCAAGTGCAGGAGTTACAACATTATCATCAGCGCTTCCAGTAGCTTCAGGTGGTACAGGACAAACATCATATACAGATGGTCAGCTTTTAATTGGTAACTCAACAGGTAATACATTAACCAAAGCATCATTAACAGCTGGCACAGGTATTAGTATTACCCCTGGTTCTGGCTCAATATCAATTGCTTCTACTGTAACTGCTGGCTTAACGATTACTAATGATACAACAACATCAAGTGCGTTATACCCAACATTTACAAGTGCTACATCAGGTTCTATTACAGGTGCAAGCGTTACAAGTACTAAGTTAAAATTTGTTCCATCAACAGGTACTTTAACTGCGCCAAACGTAGAAGCTTCAAATGGTATGTTAGTAAACAGTGCAACAGTAAGCACAAACTATTCAATACCAAGTGGATCTAATGCAATTGCGGTAGGCCCTGTGACCGTGGCTGCAGGTGCAGCTGTGACTATACCTTCAGGATCTCGTTGGTTGGTGTTATAACATGTTTGGGTACGCGGCCTTTGCTCAACCGACATTTGCTGGACTAGGTGGTAATTCGTATTCATTAAGTTTAACTGAAAATGTTGGGTTAGATGATAGTAGTACACAGGCTTGGGTGTTTAATCAGGTTGTTACAGAGAACTTTAGTATAAATGATCTTAATTCTTTTGCTGGGTTATTTATAGCTTCAATTAATGAAAATGTTAGTTTAGCTGATTCAAGTACACAGTTAAGTACATTCGGTCAAACGATTACAGAGAACGTTAATTTAGATAATGCACAATCAATAGCAGCAGGGTTTGCACAAAGTGTTACCGAAAATGTGACCCTTGAAGATGAATCAGTACAATACTTTGCAGCACTAGAAACCATTACGCAAGACGTAGTAATGGACGATGTAAGAAGTATAGCGGCTCAGTTTTTAGCCTCGATTTCTGAAAATAGTAACTTAGCAGATACACCAAGTATTACAGCACAGTTTGCACAAAGTATTATTGAAAATGTCACGATGGATGACGCAGCTACGGTATTAGCAAACTTTGTAGCATCTATAGCTGAAGACATAACGATAGCCGATGTTATAAGTATTAGTCAGGTGTTCTTTGCAAACATTATAGAACCGATTACAGTAGATAACACAAATAGTATTCAAGCAGGTTTTGCAGTTAGTATTGTAGAAAATAGTGACCTAAATACAGTGATTAGTGTACGAGCAGACTACAACGTAACTATAAACGAAGTATTCTACATGTTAGATAAGCTTTGTTATAACGGATGGTTTAGAATTGATGATGGTCAAACGGCGTCATGGGCAGTCATACCTGGTCCAGTTGCTGCAGCGTGGACTACAATAAGTACCATTAATATCCCAGGTTGGGGCGATATTGATACAAAACAACCATGTAGTTAAGGTATAATACGGATAAATAAAAAGGAAGATTTATGGCAAGCACCTATTCAGCACTTAAGATAGAACTTATCGGGACAGGCGACCAGTCTGGTACTTGGGGTAC